TATTAATGTAGAGGATCAATGGCCAATATCTGAGGGTCTATTATGGGATCTTGCTGATCAAAAATATGGAGCAGATTTAAATGCAGTTCATCATTACGAAACTAAGGAAGTTAAAAATAGTGATGGTCAATTAATATTACCTGGTAAATTAGTAGTAGATTCGGATTTTACCATACCAGATCCAGATAATTTTGGATTAACACTTAATCCAACTGTTGCTGTAAGTAATTGGTTAGTGGAAACAAGAAAGAACAATGAAAAACGAGCGATCAAGGTAATCAAAAAAGAATACCTATCAACACTCGTAAATGATACTAAAGATATTATGCAATATCAAAATTCTTCCCAGTATAACAATAAAACTGGTAAGATGGCATTTAATAATATTGCTTAAAGCAGTGCTTCTAATTGAGCAACTGTAGTTGCTGAAGTAATACTAGAATAAGGAACAGCAGGGTTAGACTTAAGGGAAGCACTTTCTCCCTTCATGTCTGCTATTGACTGGATATCTGCATTTTCCTTTTTAAGGTCTAGATATCTTTTCTCTAATTCATCTTGACATAATGTTTTAGCAGATGCAAGATCTACCTCAACTGACTTTGAACTGTGGTTATATTTCCATGCATTTCTCCATGATTTTGAAGGTAAGGAACTATTATCCACCAGTGAATACTCACTAGCATTAATATCTTTAGCGATTATGTCCTCGTCAGACAAAACGCATTGTTCTGATGGAATGACTACACGACAAAATCCATCAGATCCATTATAGACAATGACCTTATCTCTTGCCATGATTAATCAGATAGAGAAGATACTACAATACTTGTTGCATCTGGAAAATTTTGAAGGGTTCTAGTTCTTGCCCTCGTATCATCTTCTGCATACATTTCTACTTTTTTGGTATCAGATCCCAAATTAAAGGTTACTGCATACCTATTTGCTGAATAAGCCATTTAATTAATTTTATGAAAAACAAAAAAGGAGAGGATGAACCTCTCCTTTATTTATACCTTATTCTTCAGCTAAACGCTGGAAGTATGAAAGTGTCTCGTCTCCGTCGTCAGAACTACCAATAGCAGATGCTACCTGTTCTTCAGCCCTTGGTGGTAAATCCTCAGAAGCAACTTCTTCATCAAATGCTTGAGATACGGTTGTCTTCCTATTACCAAGAACATAATCAAACCTCTTCTTCAATTCATCATAAGTTTTGAATTGAGAGGCATCAGTAATCTCAGCAAGTGAGTATTCCTTCTTCCAAATATCCTCTAGTGCTTTATCATCATCAAGAAGAGGAGAAACAGAAGCAAACTCAGAACTATCATAGTTCCAATACCCTGCAACCTTCTTAATCTTAACTTTGAAGTTAGCACCCTGCCAGAAATCAAATGGATTGATTGGTGACTCATCCTCGAACTCAGGTTGCATTGCTGCCATGATCTTATCAAAGATCTTCTTACCAAATTTGTAAAGGAATACTTTTCCTTCATTATCTGGATTTGCAGGATCTTTCACAACATAGATGTTGCTATAGTAAGAAAGCTTACGCTTTTGATTACGAGCGATCTGCTTGTTGGCATCTGAACCAGAATTCCATAATTCTGTATTGTACTCTGAAACAGGATCCTTACTACCGATAGTAGTTAAAGAGTTTTCAATGTACCATCCACCTGGTCCTTGAAATGCATGAGAATAAAGTTTTGCCCAAGGAAGATCTTCCTTATCTGGTGCTGGAAGAAAACGAATAACTGCGTAACCGTTTCCTGCTTTGTCAACCTCTGGTTTCCAAAGACGCTCATCAGCTCCGTTACCTGCTTTATTGGTCTTCTCTACTTCTTTAACCAACTTTGCGGTTAGAGATCCAAGAGAGGACTGTTTTTTTAGTGATGCAAAAGACATAGATTTGGCCTTGTAATTAGATTTGGCTTTTGTGTACTGGTCTATTATAGGGCGACAGTGCTCCCATGTCAAGCAAATCTTGTACGAAGATCTTGAAGTGTTTTCTGCATATTCTCAAATAAAACATCAGGTGATGAATCCTTAGGGAATCCAATTAACTGAGCAGATTGATGAATTTGCTCCATCATATCTTTAGCACGAGGATCGTCAGAAAGCTTCAATCTCATGTAGAAGTTTCTTTGCTTCTCTAGAAGTTGTTCTAATAAATCAACATGATCCATTTTCTCTTTATGAGGCAATGTTTGAAAAGAAAAAACTTTAGAGTATATCTCTTCTTGCATCTTGTTGATGTCTTTTATAGATTCTTGAACTTGTTCAGATTCAAAAAAATCAGACATAATTCCTCCTAGATACTAGTATTTATAAGGGTAGTTTGGCACGAGTGGTCTTTTTCATGAAGTTCAAATTGATAGCATCTGCCTTTAATTTTTCCTTTAAAGGTTTAGAAATCAACTTAGTAACAGAGTCCACTTCAATACTATTTTTCTCACAAAATAGAACAATAGCATCAATATAATTCACTTTTTCTTCCAATACAATTCTCTCTACTTCAAGAGAAAACTTGGCAGCATTCATGAATTTTTTATCTAGTGCTTTGGTTAATTCATTTTCCATTTAATTCTAGTTGAAAATCCAAAAAGTTTCTAATGTAATGTACGAGTAATTTCATATATTTTTTCTTATTACGCTCTTCATAAACTTTACAGGTTCCATCTTCACATGCCATTATTATAACAAGTTTCTTAGCAATAGTGCCAGTCAACTCATAATACATCGCAGCATATGCCATTGCTTGTACAAAATAACCATCAATCCATTTTCTTGGTTTAGGTGCTTTAGAAGTCTTAAAGTCAATAACTGCTAATTCTCCATCATATTCACCAATACAGTCTACTGTACCAGCAACACCTAACTCCTTACTATAAAGAGCACCCTCTAATGCATGAATGTTATCAATCTTGTTAAGTTCTGGTTTAGCAATTTTAAAGAGAAAATCTGATAATGGTTGAACTTCAGGAAGTTCTTCATTCTTCAGATAATGCTCTGTAAGAGTGTGCATATCAGTACCACGAGAAGTTGCTTTTGCAGTAATCTCGTTAGCTTTTTCTTCACCAACTTTCTTTCTCCAAGCAGCAAACTTTGCTCTATTATAGAACGAAGTCACTGAAGTGATAGAAACTAATTTCAATAGTTCTTCTTCATCAGGAATCTGATAATAGCGAACACCATCTATAGTTTCTCTCTCCAAAGGAGAAAGTTTCACATCAACATGATTAAACATTACATACCAAGAGCTAATTTAGTTTTCAAATACTCCTTACATAAACCAGAACGAACAATGTCATCGACATCAAATTCGATCATAGAAAAGGATTCCATCTGTTCGAGAATTCTCATGAAATCAAGGATTCCATTTTTTTCATTCTGCTTAACAAGATCAGTTTGGCTAGCGTCACCACAAAAATGAATTCTGCAATTTTCACCAACACGAGTTATTATACTATCTAATTCATGAAAATTCAAGTTTTGGCATTCATCGATGATTATAATAGCATCATCAAATGTAGTTCCTCTTATGAATGATGTACTCCAAAATGAGACAGTCTCTTGTTGTTTAAGATTACCATATAGCATTTCAAAGTCTGCATCTGTTGGCATCTCAAACATATACTTCACCATATTCTTATAAGGAATCTGATAAAGGAATGATTTGTCTTCATGGTCACCAGGAAGGAAACCAATCTCTCTAGTAGATACTAAAGAACGAACAATATAAACTTTAGTATATGGGGTAAGTTCATTCAATACATCCTTAATAGCATTATAAAGAACAATAAAAGTTTTACCAGTTCCTGCTGCACCATAAGTGAAGATGTTTTTACCCCTAGCATAATCATTGAAAAGTTTTTCTTGATTGGGTGTTAAAGGTTTAATATCTACCAAAAAATCACTATTAATTGGTTTCTTCCTTCTCATCTGTTTAGCAGTCAGACCAGCACCAACTTGCTTGTCTGTCTTTTTATTACGAGTTCTTTTTACTGGCATATCAGTCGAGTGTTAATTTTTGGCAATTCTTACCTGTTTTTTGAGCTCTTCCTAAGATCTCATTCCAACCAGGTTTATTCTTCCTGAG